CCAAATATGGGTCTCTGTTGTAACAAGCCAAGTATAACTGGTGCACTGATTTTAGTAGTTCTACTGATACGTGCATGTCAAACCTACTAGCGTCTATACCTAAACAAGCAAATTCACGAAACTTGTTAGATTTACTCCAAATTAATTTTCCTCTCTGAACATTATTTAAACCTTTAGCTATAAGTCTGGATTTCTTGGGCGCCGTCGGAAATATTTTACTCCAGTCCTGTTTTATTATCATATGCTCTATTGATTTAAAGTAACGACCAAACTCTACATTGAACTCAGGTGATCTTGCCATAATGGCTCTGCAATCTTTACTTTCTCCTTCAACTGGTTCAATTTTAACGAACATGCTTAGGCGGCCGAAAACGCTCCTAAATCCCTCCTTATTTAGTGTGCGAACGGCATTTTGGTAGATCTTCAGTTTACCCGGCACTTTGACTCCTTCTAGAAAGGCTCGCCTCGATAGCTTCACTTTCTAGTGGGATAGTCCGAATCTGGCCAAACGGTCTCCTAGCTCTAGCATGTTACGTTGTCCCATAAGATTAGGTAAGTAAGTAGGACACATCACTCTATTATGGAGTGCTACCTTCTCATTACATACACATGTCTTATGGCAGTACGGTGTGTATAATTCCAGCAGGCTCGCTACCTGCTTTGGTTTGGGCACAAGCCACACAACTTGTTGCCTCTCCCTACAGCCTGGGTGGAAGTTCGGACGTTTGACGAATCCGCGGCGAGGATTGATCCATTTCAATCTGCGATTCTCGCTGCAAACCGTGGGAACTCCCACCAGGCTGACCTAATGCGCCTGTTCTTGAGGTAGGGAGGGTTCTAAAAGCATAGCTTCTATTAGCCCTATCTCTCCCCTACCCCAAAGGATAGCCCTTTGCCTTAGGGTTGTCCTTGTTATCGCGGGATCTTGAATGTCCCTGGAGTATAGCACCATGTTATATGTTGACTCATCTTGTGCTCGCATTGCTATGCTCCCTTCGATTATTTGAGATGCCAATCGGTATTGTATGTTACTCGGGGGCCTTATGCCCTTTGGACAGATGTCAGAATACCTGTGCACAAATTGTTCAGGATTATCG